CAGTTAATGCAGGAGCATCACCAATTGGTGATTTCCATTGTGCAGTTGTAGTATCTTTTACCCAAGATGCATAAGGTGATTTAGGCCAAAAAATATTATTATCTTCGTCCCAAGTAAAACCTATACCTGCATAATTTCCTCTAAAAGGTGTTCCACCATCTTTATGTGTGTTAGCTATTGTATTGTAAGATGTTTGAATCCACATTTGTGCAGGCCAATTATTATGTGTTTCTAACCACTGTTGACCTACTGTTTCATCTTCAACACCATCAGCGTTTAACATCTTATCGTTATCCATAGTTAACACTTGAATAACTTTACTGTTAGCTCCTAGTTTTGCAAAATGTGCCATAATGTTTCTCCTTATATATTAATTTTAATTATCATTCAACTATTGAAATTTATACCTAATAATAACAATTCCTGAACCACCGCCGCCTGAATTAGCAGCATTTTGATCCCCTGATCCACCTCCACCACCACCAGTATTTACTGTACCATTTTCTCCATCACTTGTAGGACCCCAAGGATTAGTTGCGTTGTTAGATCCTCTACCACCACCACCTGTACCTCCTAAAGCTTGTGCGCCATTAGGCCTTGCTCCACCACCACCTCCACCAGAATATGATACGGGACTTCCATTAATATTAGTTGTTGCACCAGCGCCTCCTGAACCTGGACCGGATGATTGTCCATCACCTCCATCTGTACCTACAACAGTTGCTCCGCCTCCACCACCACCTGTACCTGCTGGTTCAGGTTGAGTAGCAGTTCCACCATTAGTTCCTTGTGCGGGACTTACTGGTGGTGTATTACCTGTTCCACCTGCATTTGATGCTGGAGAAGCTCTACAACTCATAGCGTGTACTCCTCCACCGCCCGATGCTCCAGGTGCTCCAGCACCTGTGGGTGTTCCTGTTCCACCTCCGGCTCCACCACCTGCAGATGTTATTGTACTAAAAGTTGATGCTATTCCATTTGTGTTTGCTGTGCTAGCATTAGCACAAATTGGACTTGCTCCTACTCCTATTGTTCCACCACCACCTACTGTAATTGGATATCCTTGTGCTGAAACAGGTAGTCCTGCATTAGCTCCTGAAGTGCAAGCTATTGGACTTGCTGTCCAAGTATTACATTGAGGTGTTCTACCTTCTCTAAAACCACCCCCTCCTGCTCCACCACCTCTTTTTACACCACCACCGCCACCACCTGCTACTACCATATAAGAAACTTCATTTGATCCTGATGCATTACCCACTGTACAAACTGTAAATGTGCCTGGACCTGTAAATGTATGAACTTTATAATCTGTACAAACTGTTGTGATTGTTCCACCTGTTGCTGTAATAAATTGTGCTGTTGGTGCTTCGCCTTGTAAACCTGAATCGGTTACTAACCAACCTTGTGTTGAATCTATAAATACTAATGTTACTGCAATGCCTTCTGTTGTTAAAGTTGCATTAACAGTTGAACCACCAATTTTATCTGAACCGTTTTGAACTAATGTTACTGCGTTTGTGTCAAAAGTTCCTAAATAATCTTTAAATGCAACCACTGCTCCAGGTGTTCCTGCTGGTAGATTAACTGATATTGTACCACTAGTTGTATTTAAAAAATATCCTTCACCAGCTACTGCTGTAAAACCTGAATCTGAATTTGTTTTAACTGTTGTTGTCCAAGACGCTGAACCTGTTGCACCAAAATTTACTGCTGTACCTTGGTTATTAATTGTTGCACCTGAAGGGATTGTGAACGTATCACCACTATCACCTAGCGTTACCGTTGTTCCGGATCTTGGACTAATTTTATTTACTTTTACTTCACTCATAATTTACCTAATTTTGAAATTTATATCTTATTACAACTAAACCTGAAGATCCACTACCACCAGTGCTTGATGTTCCATAACTAGCACCGCCACCAGATCCTACATTACTTGTAGGATTAGCATTATCTCCTGCTCCAGGAGGACTACTTTTTCCATTTCCTCCTCCGCCGGTTCCTCCTTGCCCTCCAGAACTGCCAGACCCACCACCACCACCAGCTCTTGTGACTAAAGAATCTGTAATTGAATTTGATAATCCATCTCCACCATCTCTCAAAGTACCAGGTGAACCACCTGCTGTACCTGCACCTCCACCACCACCACCTGGATTTGAAGCTGGTTGGCCTGGTGAACCAGGATTTCCTTGTGGTGGACTTACTGATGGTGTATTTCCATTTCCACCTGCTTGAGCACAGGATTGACCACCACCACCTGACCCACCGGCAGTTGAGTCAGTGCCTCCACCTGCTGAAGTTATTGTTGAAAAAATTGAATTACTACCATTACTACTAGCTCCTCCACCAGCTCCAACAGTTACAGAAGTTGGACCAGCGACCGCAGTTAATCCAACCGGACTAGCTAAAAAACTTGCTGCATAAGGCGCTCCAGCTTCTGGATCATTAGCTTCTCTATATCCACCAGCTCCACCACCGCCTCTTTCATATCTTCCACCACCACCTCCACCGGCACCTCCTGCTAAAACAAAATAATTTAATTTAGCATTACCTAATGGATTACCAGCACAAGAAACACAAAATGTTCCTGGACCTGTAAATGTATGAATTTTTACATTACCACAACCTGCTGTGGTAACAGTGCCTCCTGTTGCAGCTACATATTTTGGTGCTGCAGCGGATGAATCGTTTTCTGCTACTGGAACCCATCCTTGAGTTGCATCTACATAAACCAAAGTAAAAGCTTGTCTGGTTATTGTTATTTTACCATCTTCGGCAGCTCCTTGAAAATTAGAACTATTTCTAGCTATTGTAATATTATTTGTTGCTGCTGTTCCAGCGTAATCTGCTATCGCCACAATATTTCCAGCACTTGGTGATGCGGGAAGTGTAACTGTTACTGCTCCTGATGATGTATCTACAAAAAATCCTTCTCCACTTGTAGCTGTAAAATCTGCTGTTTTAACTGTTGTATCCCAAGTAACAGCACCTGATGCGCCAAATCCTGTTTGTGATGCTCCTGATGCCAACTGAACTGTTGCTCCGCATCTACCTAATGTTACTGTTGTACCATCAACCACAATAGTTTGACCAGATCCTGATCCTACTGTAGTTGTTGATCCACATTTTTTGATGATTGTTGAATCATCTGAAACTTTATTTATATTATCTACTTTTATTTTACTTGTCATAATTATTGAAATTTGTACCTTATTATTACTATACCTGAACCACCATTTCCGCCACCACTTCCATTGGTTCCAGCTCCTCCACCACCACCTCTATTTGTTGTTCCCACAGCTCCAGTTCCAGGATTATTTGCACCAGCCCCACCTGTTCCACAAGGACTTGCTCCTCCACCTGTAGTAGGACTATTACCTCCACTAGCACCACCGCCACCAGAATAAGCTGTTGGACTTGCACTGATTGAAGTTGTTGCACCTGCTCCACCTCTTCCACTTGGTGTTGGTGCTGGGTTTCCATTTACACCTGCCTCGGTTGCGCCACCACCTCCGCCACTAACGTAGTGACCTCCAGGAGTACCTGTTCCACCTGTTCCACCAGGTTGTCCTTGAGGTGGACTTGTAGGAGGTGTATTTCCATCTCCAGCTGCTTGAGTAGGATAACTACCACCTCCGCCAGATCCTCCAGGAAGACCAGCATCAGTTTCACCTGCACCTCCGCCTCCACCTGCAGATGTAATTGTTGAAAAAGTTGAAACACTACCTGTTGAACCAATATTTGCTCCTGGGTTAGGACCTCCTGCACCTGCTGCACCAACTGCTATTGGAAAAGTTGTTGATGTAACTGTAATAGGTGTTGAACCATCTAAAGGTGATGCTGTATAAGGTGTTTGTGGACCTTTAAATTCTCTAAAACCACCACCTCCACCACCACCAGAATAACTTCCACCGCCACCACCACCACCAGCGACAACTAAATAAGAAACTTGATTATTTATTGAAGGACTACCTACAGAACAAACTATAAAATTACCAGGTCCTGTGAATGTATGAATTTTGCAATTTCCAGAAGTTGTTATTGTACCGCCTGTTGCTGTTAAAAAAGATAAACCTCTTACATTAGATGTTGAATCCATAGTATTAATCCAACCTTTCGTTGAATCTACAAATATAAAAGTTACTGATTGTCCTTGTGTATCTAAAGTTGCATTAGCATTTGTTCCACCAATTTTATCAGTACCATTTGGTACGACTGTTAAATTATTACTATTCCAAGTACCTGCGTAATCTGCAACCGATACTATCGCTCCAGCAGATCCTGCTGGTAAATTCATATTAAAAGCTGAACCTGTTGTATCTGCAAAAAATCCATCTCCAGAAACTGCAGTGAATGTAGCTGTTTTTGGTGTTGTATCCCAGTCGACAGTTCCTGTTCTACCAAAACCTGTTTGAGTAGCGCCAGTTCCTAAAGATACAGTTTGTCCACAGGTACCTAAAACAACATTAGTACCAGAGCC